GATGAACTGCTTCAACTGGCTAACGGCAACGGCTTGGCCGATGACGGCATCGAGGGACTTTGGCCGGTATTTTTTGTATAGTTCAAGCATACTCTCTCCAAAACAAATAGGCATCAATTACTCGTTCTAGTTCCGCTTCTAAGTCTAGAAGCGTACCGTCATTCCGTATAATGTAGTCGGATTCCTTGACGGGGTCTATGGCTACCTCGGATTCGTGTGTCGGGTCAGCCGGCTGTTCTCGCGTGCTTTGCACGCATATCAGCAGGCTGTCGGGTTGTGCGCGGAGGAAGGATACTTCGTTTGGGAAACGGATGCCCTGGATCGCTGTCCGTTCGTCGAGTCGCATTCGGGTATCCATGATCTTCAACCAGCAGTCTTCGCCGTGGAAACGGCGACCGCATTCGGTGCCGAGGAGCCGTAGATAGCGTCGAACGTCATCTGAATGACGTTTGACGTAATCGACCCCGAACACTGTCACCGCTGTGTTAAATTCCTCTGATGTATAAGTAACGTCGTGATCGTTCACTCGTATGACTGGATTTAGGATCGCTAGCTGTTCGTAAACCGGATCACTGAAGCCCCGAACGGTGAAGCCGTATTTCTTATGCAGGATCTTGCAGCACTCGTCTTTTCCTGCATTCCGGTTTCCGCAGAATCCGATTACTTTGGGTAGGTTCATGGCAGCTCTCTATGCTTGCGTAGAAGTTTCACGGCATTGTATATGACTTTGAGATCCTCCCCTCGCATGGCCATTCCTGTGTTTACACAGGGCAGTTCCAGCATATCCTGTAAGGCATCCAAGAGACGCGGAGCGTCTTTTTTTAACTCCTCCGTGTTCGTTGGTCCGAAGCAGACGGTATACGGTTCTAGGTTACAGGTTATTTTTGTTGGCATCACTTCTCATCTCCTCTGTAAGCTACTTTGTCGCTCCAACTAACGTCGCTGACTTCTACTTCTACCTTTAGATCCAGAATCAACCAAGGCCATTTTTTCCTGAGCTTGGTTGTCATAATCTCGCTGGCCATGCCAACATATTCATGCAACTCTGCTCTCGGCACTAGGGCCAAGAGCGAATCGTGGATCTCCATAAACGGACGCGATAGCATCTTCCTCTCCTCAATCTCCTTCTGGATATCGATAATGGATTGGAGTAGGCAGTGAAAACTACTCCCCTGAACCGGGGCATTGATGATGAAATTCCGTGTCTCTACGCCCCGCCAAAGGAATCCGGTCAAGTTGTAGAAGTACCCCTTAGCCAGATACTCCCGATACCAGTCTTTCTTCCACTGTGCATACGTCCGATACCGTTTGCCCCAGAAGTCGTCTTCGACCGACTTGATATGCGAGACGAAGGTGTCACTGTCCATGTTAGCCACCCATTTCTGTTCGCCTTCGTCGAACTCAATGCCCAGTCGCTTGATGCCCACCGACGAGAGATGCTCCAGCATCCCAGTCTTCCCTGCCGTCTTCCATAACCTCCTAGCCACATCAACGTAGTAGTTGCCGTAGAACCAACCGAACACTGCATCTCCTTTGGCTGCGGTACGCAGCGTTTTGGCTAATGCCTTGTTCTCGGTAGCCCAGTTATCATCATATTTGAAGCACTGCTTCGCGGTAGCCGAATGCATATCGAAACCACTTTCGAGGTTATCGATCATCGTTGTGTCTTTGTGGTAGCAGGCGGCTACGTGAACTTCTAGAGCCGAGTAGTCGATTTCGACTATGTACCACCCTTCCGGGGGGCATACGCATCCTTTGACGTACTTAGTGACTGACTTGTTACGGGAAGGCAGATTGTTGAGGTTCGGGCTGTCTGCGGAACCTCTGAATGATTTCACGTTGTGTAGGTTCAAGAACCCGTGCACCCGCCCCTTAACGCAATCGCGTTCTAGGGCATCGAGGTAGGTTCCTTTTAGCTTGTAGAGTTTTTGCAACTGCAAAAACTCAGCGACGTAGTCAGAGTCGAGAAGTAGCAATGCATCCTCATCGAGGATGTATTTCTTAGACTTTTTTGACTTCTTAGCTCCCGGTAGCTTTAGAAAATCATACAAAACCCATCCCAGTTGATCTCTGGAGTTCAGGTTGCATTCCGCACCATAGCGTCTCTGCTGGATTCCGTAATACTCATGCTTACGGAGCTTGGATTCGCGTTCGCGAATTTCAGCCTGGACTTCGCGTTGGGCTACGGCAAGTTTGTCTACACTGACCGGCAACCCTTCGGATTCTATTTTCGAAAGGGCGATGGCCCCTTGCGTGAACAAGCGGTATGCGCTTCGCGTTGCTGGTTTCATACTTCAGGCCACCCAAGCAATGTCCTTAATTTATTCCTTACAGAAGAAAGCCTAATCAAGTCCTTCTCGTATGACTCGGTAACGAATTTCTCTCGTTTGTTTCGATAGGAATTTTGTGATCTCAACGACTGCAAACACGCATGGGTGTTCTCAATGGCTGTATCGCACGCAACTATTGCCTCGCGTATGATTTCTGCATCAACGCTAACGAATGTAGGTTGATGCCCTTGCATGGGTATAAGTGGGTGTCCTTCCACGGCTATTTCTTTCCTATCTGCCCGCGTGCGTTCCGCACGGTTGCCGTATTTCCCTTCACCGTGACGCTACCTGCTAGACGCCCTCGGGCGTCCCTTAACTGAATCGTCGATTGCTTTACGGTAGCCGTGGCGATGATTCGACCTTGGCTATCGCGGAAACGGATTCGGTCATCGGCGGAAGCCGATGCTGTGAATAGTATCACAAATGATACAAAAGTGATTAGTGTTTTCATCAGTATTTCTTTCCTCCGACCTTGGCCCGATTCTCGGGCTTGTGGTCAAGTCGCTGTTGGTTGTAGGCTGCCTTTTCTTCTAAGATCGTGCCGAGAGGTATGCCTAAGAACCCGGCCAGATCGAATACACGGATCAAAACGTCAGCAAGTTCGACGGCGACCATCTCCCGGTGCGGGAGCTTGTCGTCTTTAAGTCCTTTGCGATGTCCTTCGAGAGCTTCCGCACATTCGCTAACGATCAATGCCAACTTGGTTGGCACCACTAGCGGATTGAACTCTTGGTCCCACCAACCGGCTTTACGGTTGTTCTCGTGCGTCTCGACGCATAGTTTGTCTAATACTTCTGCTGTATTCATTAAATGAACCTTGAAATTAAATGGAATCGCCCACGATGTGGGCTACCGGCAACCGCCACATATTTCGAAGGCAACTCGCCCAGAAACTCCTGCTCTCGCAGTACGATATAGTTTAGCCGGCATATCTGGCTGTCTCTCTCGAATTCCGACATATTTATCCCAATTGCTGCGTTAGCATGTGCCCAGATGCCTTTTGAGCCGGTAAAATTGACTTTGGAGAGATACCAGCTATTATATCCCTCCTTATTCACCTGACTTGCCGTCAGCAATAGTATCTTGAACTCAGAACTGATTGCCCGTAGGTTCTTCCAAATATGATCGTGGGCTTCGTGTCCTTCTGTATGCGGGGATTTGGCGATCAATCCTGCGTAATCCACGCCAAGAACGTCAGGCACCCAGCCCTTGTCGGCCCATGCCGACAACTTACGCCGGATATCCTCCACCGTCATCGTATCTGCCGGTGTCGAATGCAACCGGAACCGGTTGGGCTCGCCCCTAGCGGCCATAGCCGCCCAGGCGACCTTTGCTTCCTCTACCGTATACCCGGAACTATAATACTGCTCCTGGAACTCTACCGTAAGCTCCTTAGCTTCGTTGTAGTCGATCTTGGTCGGTATCTTAACCTTACCCGCCCTGGCGGGTTTGCCTAACCATGCCGTTGACCAACGCCGTAAGACTTGTTCCTGGGATAAGTCGCCGATGTTGAAATAGGCTACCCGAAGTCCTTGAATGAGAGCACGCTGGCATAAGCCCGCTAGGTGCGAACTTTTCCCGGACTTATCTGCCCCGCACAGGATAACCAGTGCATCTCTATGGAGCGTAGGGCCAAGCCATTGGCCAAGCGCTGTGTCGGCGGGGAACTTGATGATGGATTCGTATTGTGTCTTTTCGAATGCCGTTTGCACCGCATCCAAAGCCGTGAAAGGCTCTAGATAGTCTACCCGTTGGGATAGCTCCGGTAGCTTGAAGGATTGGATGGCATTGGTGGCTTCCTTAATATTACCTTTGCTGAGTGCTGCTTGTATCTTATCAGCTAGCCTACTCGCCGCAGTACGACTAAGCAATTTGTGTGTCAAATCTACGACGTAATCAGCATTCATAGAGACAGGTTGCAGTGACCCTAGAAACCGGCCTACGAGATCCACTGTGGCTTTATCAGACACGGTTCGGACCCAATCGCTGTAGATAGCAGTCAACACTTCCGCTCCAGGTGCTTGACGAAACTGGCGGTAGTGGTCGCAACACCATTTTACTACTAGATTGGCAAATTTAGACGGGAATTGCTCTTCTTGCAGCAATCCGACTACTCTCCCCAACGTATCAGTATCTAAACACAACGCCGCCACAACGAGTCTTTCATCGTGTCCTGAAAACTCTTCGACATGCATTATCTTTCCCCTCTTACTTTCAGGGGTGTGTTCAAGGCTTTATCGACAGGCCAGCCTCGCACAATCCGAGATCGCAATGTTGCGTATTGAATCCCAAGCTCTTCCGCCCAGGCTGCGATGCATTGGGTTTTTCCTTCGAATGTGATGTTTATGTTGTTCCGTTTGTTATATGCCTGTTCTTCCACGGTAGCCCATCGGCAGTTTTCCGGGCAATAATCACCATTCACTAGTTCTCTCTCAATTGATAAGTTTTTATGGGCTTTCGGTCCCATGTCTTCTAGGAAATTAAGGAAACCATTTTCGGGATCTAACCATCTATCACAGACGCGGATTCCGCGTCCTCCGTAATTATCGTAGTCTTTGTGCTTAATATAGTAACATCTTTGTTGTATCGCGGACCAGCATATATACTCCGGTGTTCCTGTTCTCCCGTGTGTGCGTGCTGGAGGCGTTTCTCGCGATAAGCAGCCGCAGCTTTTCGTGTGCCCGCTTCGTAAATCCTCCGCCGCGACAACAGTCGCATTTCCGCAGCAGCAGGAGCAGACTTGGTAGACTTTACCTCCCCATCTCCTGTCTTTACGCAGCCTAAACTTAGGACCAAGGGTCGTGAGACGACCGAAAGTCTCGGGAACAAATTCCGTTGCAACGCGAACGGAATGCACTACAATGTACTTAGCCATCTGAAATACTTGCCTATTTTACGTGGTCAGAAAAGCCGAGAAGCAGTCAACTTCTCGGCTTTTCGTATTTTAGCAGAATATTCTCTTTTCGTCAAAATCTAACCTCCAAATACAAAAGTTCTTAATTTCCTGATCTCTTGCTCGGACGCCGAGCCTGGATCATCCGCATCTAACTCTATTCGCACCGTTTCGCCCGGAAACACGGCTAGCTGTTCAGCTAGAACTTTAGCCCTAGCCTGTGCCTGCGGACTGCTGTCAAAGACGATAACCCGTTTCCAGATCCGAGCAATTTCAGCTAGCTGAAATTGCGTTACCGCTAGCCCGAACGTGGCTACCGCTCCCCGACCGACGCGAATCGCGTCCAGCGGACCCTCCACTACTATAGCCGTATCCCGTATGTACTGGTTGCCGAAAAGCAAATGTTTTTCATCAAAACATTTCTGATAGGCTTGGGCCGTTTGGTATCGCGGCTCCTGGCCGCACGCGGCCCTAGCCGTCCACGATACCGGCCTACGGTTCAAGTAGACCGGAATGAATGCTCGCATCGGGTAATCGGAGAACGGACCCGTCGCCTGGATGCCCCAATACTTCTCTAGGTAGCCTAGATTGAAGCCACGTCCTCGGAGATAGTCTGCAACTGCCGGTACTTCGGCTATCGGCATTAAGTTAGTCGGGGGCGTGTAACGCCCGAGGGATTTGGGGGTTTCTTGTTGGACGTAGGCTCGGTCACCGAGCAGTTCGTTAATGGCCGACCAGGGGGCATTTGTAAGCTCCTTTAGGAGCTTACAAATGTTCCAGTTGCCACATGTATAACAATTAGCCCAGCTTAAATCGTCCTTGATGCCGAGATGGTAATTTTCGTTCGTGCATCGGGGGCACCGTTGTATTTGGGACCAGCCTGATCTTGAATGCTTATCGGTTTTCGACCAAGGGACCGCGAAGCGGTCGAGGAAATCGGTTAGCATACATTACTCTTCCACCCACCCACTACTTGCACTTGCTCGCCACTTAGCACCCGAGAGCGTCGTGACGCTCCCTGTAGCCACTTCCGTTATCCGGCCATTCCCTAGAACGGCACACTTAAACTTCCTGCCCTCTCGAACCTGAAGCAAAGCCTTGCTTCCTACTATAACGGCGGCCAAATACCCCTGTACAAAGTAGTCTTGCTGTTCTTCGTCATACTCCAGCTTGAGCATATTAAACCTCGAACTCCCGTAGCCCGTCAATTGCCGTATGCACCTGCTCTAAGATCTGCGTGAGATCTGAAGCCGAGTTCATTGACCATCCCGTACTTGTTCGCAACACCATGAACGTCTCTTCTCCTGGAAGTTGGTTCTCGAACGATATGTCTAAGATCTCCGTTTCGTCCGTAGTCCCGAGCGTGTTGCCGGCTTGCACAAGTTGGATCTTGGCTTCTGATAGCCTTATTTTGTAGTCTTTCATGCTTACCCTCGCTCCGCAAATCGACGGATATCAGTCAGATACTTTTTCCACTTCGGATGCTCCAGATGGAATACCCGCATTCGCGGGCTACCATAGACTGCCAGCACCGTGAACCAGTCGTAGACGAATTCTCTCGCTGTAGGCAGGAAGCTATGCTCCCTGCCTTTGGCTACCTGAAACAAGTATTCGGTATACCGAATCAATGCATCGGCGACGTATTCCGGATCGATATCGTAGCCGGCTTCTGCTATCCGTTCGCTTACGTCTAACGCCATCTGCGATACCGGCACCTTTCTCGCCACGGGATCGAACTGCATTTCATGCAGTAGTTCCGAGAGGCGACTGACAACGGATTCCGACTTGATCGGATACGGCTGTCGGGCTAGGTAATTCTGAAGCTGGATAGCTTCGTCGTATGAAATCCGCCGCAGCACTTGCTTCCACGACTCAATTTTGGATTTACCACTTGTTAATTGAGTATACCTGGAGTGCAAGACTGCGGCGGGTGTGCCTGTTTGTTCTGTGTGTTTGAGTTGGCCGAATGTCATTTGTTTATCACCGATTCGAGCATTTGCTTTAGTCTGCTACCGGCCCCGCACCTTGCTGGCCATGTGACGTTACGCTTACCGTCTTCTGCTGGATACCAAGCACTTCCGCCTGAGATGATACCGACGATCTTATCGTCGAGTATCATCGCCCCGCCTGACATACCCGGCATAACAACAGCATCACTATAGACTTCATTGCTATGAACAAAGGAAACAATTCCGGAAGTTTTCCGAAGTTTTCCGGAAGCGAAGCCGATAAAAGAAGCGCGTACCGTAGAAGGGGCGTATTCTACGCCCATAGTCGATACGCCGTCCACCGGAGATAACGGCAGCACGGTGTACTTGTGCTTGCCTGTGGGGCTCTCTAGCAACGCTATATCGGCGTCGAAATCGACGTTGGTGACCTTAGCCTGCGGAATGTCGTCGGTCGCATCGTTACCTAGCTTGTAGGCATAACCGGCGTAGACGGTTTTGTTTGAGGTTTCGCCTAGTGCTACGACATGCCACGCTGTTCCGTAGTAGGTTGTCTTGTCGTCTTGGTGAATGACGACGGCGGTGCCTTGGGCACCGTCTGGGGTATAAATACGGAAGATGCCGTTCTTCGTAGGATCTATGGCAAATAGATCCGAAGTGATGGAAATCAGGACAAGGATTGAGATAATTCGCGCAACCACTTTGGGATTCCTTTTTTGAAGATGTCGTTTCGCTGGGTCGTAATCGGCAGAGCGAGGCTAATGTCTTCCTTTATAGCACGTCGCATCAAGAAGGTCAAAAGTTCTTCTTCGGACCAATCGTTATCCTTGCACATCCGGCTAAAGGCAGCCTGGACAGGCTGAGGGATTTCACGGAGGATTGTCATCTTGCCATCTCCTGGACTAACAAATCCAAAACATTCATTGTGTTCTGTTTTTCTCCGTCGATTATCTGCTCGGATACCAATTGCTTTTCTTGGAGCACTTTGCAGAGTTTTTCTTCTATCGTGCCTTTGGTCACTAAGTAAGTGACGACCGTTTCTCGTGTCTGCCCGATACGGAAGTTGCGATCACGGGCCTGTAAAACGTGGCGCGGGCTCCAGGGCATTTCAGCGAATACCGTCTTGGCGGCTGCCGTCAGCGTGATACCGGCACCGGCTGCAACAATGTTGCAGACGATCAACCGAATATGCGGATTATCTTGGAACTCCTTGATGATCTTCGTCCGCTTGGCGGACGCCACAGCTCCGTTAATCACTAGCACCTGCGATGCGTCATCTAGGGATCGCCTTGCGATCACGTCCAACATGGCCGTATGTGTGCAAAATACGATCATCTTCTCATTAGGATTAGCCTCTAACCAATTTCTAATCCATCTCACCGTATTCCTCGCTTTGCAGCGAGCTACTTCCATTAGGAGTTTGGTCGTCAGAGATAGCTTATCCGCTCCTTTGTTCTTACTCTTGCTCCATGCTCCCCATCTAGCTACTTTGGTATAGGCTTCGTGGTATTCCCAGTACCGCGTATCATTCTCCATTTCGACTATCTCTAATTTTACCGTTTGCTTCGGTAAATTCAGGATATCTTTCTTACGGCGGAGAGTGAACGGCTTAATCAATTCATGCAGCTCGGCGAGGTTAGTTGCCCCTTGGTAAGACCATTTGCCGTAGCTTTCGTTATATGTAGGGCTGCAATATCGCCAGGCATAATCGGGGAAGTTTGGGAACAAGTCGGGCCGTATGCAATGCAACACAGCGAAGAAATCGCTAGGGCGATTAGCTATAGGGGTTCCTGAGAGCCCGAGGACCGAAGGGCATCGGGCGGCTATCTGCAACGCCGCTTTCGTTTGTTTCGTTTCTGTAGACTGGAGTGCGTGGCACTCATCGAAGATTACTGTAGCGAACTGCTGTTCCAGCAGCCAAGGCAATTGATGCCACAGGATGTTGTAGTTGATGATGATGGCATCATGGGTGATCTCGCCCTCGCAGGGCGTCTCACCTTCGATGATAGCGGTCGTCGCAGACGACCATTGCTTGATTTCGTTCTTCCAGTTCCCTTTAACCGAAGCCGGGCAGACAATAAGCACAGGCCATGCCTTGTGCTTATTGAGATAGGCTATGGCCGATATCGTCTTCCCTAGGCCCATGTCGTCTGCGAGTAAGGCTTTTCCTTTGGTGCGACTTAGGAAGTCTACGGCTTCTTGTTGGTGGGGTAGGAGTTCGGGCATATTAGCTGATTACGATTTTTCTAACTCGTCGCCTCTCGGCGACCTTATCTACGAGTCCGTTAAGGATTTCCGTTACCGTCTTCTCAGGCAAGCCGACTCTGTCGGCCAGCCCTTTGACCGTGGTAACCATACACCGGCTACCGACCCATGTATCTACGATAGCCTGCTCATCGGTATCTAATGGAATATTTACTGAAACATCCACCAATTCGCGGGATGCTGTCTTCCGTTTACGTTGCTGTCGGTTCATGTAGGAAAAGGCGCATATCTTTGCAAATGCCATCGGCGACCCTCTGCTAGGATCGTATTTATCTCGATAAGTAAGCCAATAAACACAAAATCCCGCGAAATAATCAGAGTATTCGAGCTGCATTTTATGGAACGCTCGCCATTGCCTATGTAGAATAGAGTGCACGAATAACGCACAGCCGTTAAACTCTTTCGGATCAATCTGAATGTCTTGCATAGTAACTGGTGTCCTTCTGTTGGTGTTGGGTGTCGAAATGACGGTGCCTGATTCTAGCCATCGGCCTAGCCGATGCAAGGTGCCGGGCAACTAAAAAGGGGAAATAATTTGGCTAGAATACTTGTGACATCTTGCAGTCATGCACCTTGTATGTTGCCGCAGTTTCCTAAATTTCTTGAAAAGGTATACGCCAAATACAATTGCAACCGGTTTATTCATTTAGGTGATTTAGTAGATAATGCTGCTATTTCTTACCATGAGAAACATCCAGGGCTGTCTAGTGCCCCCGAAGAGTACAAGAAAGCAAAGAAACAGATCCAGGAGTTAGTCAAACGGTTCCCTAAAGCAGACCTGCTTTTGGGGAACCATGATGCTCTAGGCGAGCGGCAAGCGAAGACTATCGGGCTACTGCCCGAGTGGCTTCGAGATTTCAACGACATTTGGGGCTTACCTAAATCCTGGACAGTGCATCCTCGCTTCCATGAGCTAGAAGTCGATGGAACAATTTTCATGCACGGCGATTCAGGTAAGGGAGGGCAGTTTGGTGCCATGAAGACGGCGATGGCTAAGTTCCAGAACGTGGTCGCAGGTCATTTACATGGGGAAGCAGGGGCGTGGTACTACGCCAATGGAAACGCTCGCGTTTTCGGCATGAATGCCGGTTGCGGCGTCGATCATAAAGCTTTGTCGCAAGAATACGGGCGCAAGTTCACCAAGAAGCCGATAGTCGGCTGTGGGGTGTTGTTGGACGGTTTACCCTGCTTTATTCCGATGGAAATCTAGATGCCGGATATCCACCCCAAACGAATAAAGATCAACGGTAAATACTGGACTTTAGTCAGTGCGGTGATACCCGGCTACGACGGGTTGGCGGAAAATAACCCTAAAACAACCAAAAAGCACATTTGGATCAACTCCAACACAAAAGGACTTGATCTTCTAGACACCATCATTCACGAATGTACCCATTGTGCCGTCCCCCGGTGGTCGGAGCCTGCGGTACTGGAGTTCGCAAGCGATCTAGCGAAAATACTGTGGGATCTCGGCTACCGATCCACAGAACTAGGTGATGAGGACTGATGAGGTATAATATACCTGTACCCGGCACCTTGATACCCTAACCGCCAGAAAGCCAGCTAATGGCACGTAAACGACGATCTTCTGATCCAGTTGAGCAAGTTGATGAGCATCCTGTCCACGTTTCTAAGAGGCTCCGGCTCAATGGCTCGCAGGAGCGAGCGTGTGAGGCGGTAAGGGAGTACCCGGTATCTTGCTTTATCGGAAACGCAGGCACCGGTAAGTCTTTTGTGGCCTTATACATAGCCCGAGAACTACTACAGAACGGCGATGCCGTTAAAGTAGTGGTAGTTAGATCGCCCTTAGAAGTCTCTAGAGGGAAATGCGGATACATCCCAGGCGACCTTGCCGCCAAGATGGCACCCTGGGCCGCTAGTTCTTTCGCGATAGCGAAAGAACTAGGCATCGACAAAAACTTGGAAATATTCCCGCTGTCCTTTATCCAAGGAATGACGTTTACCGATACGGTAGTCATCGTAGAAGAATGTCAGTCCTTAACTCTTCCTGAGTTCGAAGCAGTCGTTACACGACTAGGACTAGGATCTACGATGATCTTTACCGGCGACCCTCACCAAGACTTAGCCAGAAGCAATGGATTAGTTCCATTCTTGGAGAGAATGGAAAACGTCCGGAGTGTGGCTATCGTTCGCTTCGATCCAAAAGACAACCAACGGCATCCGGTTGTGCGGGAAATTTGCGAAGCCTTGTGGAACGATTAATTCCATTAGTCTTGCTTTCCTTCTGCTTTTTTCCCATTGCGTCGTCTCCGACGACGATGCTGGTCGGTACTGATACCCTGAAGCATGGGAATAGTTGATGGTCGCATGGTACGGACCTCCCGTAACACGTCTTCGTTACTGCCCGATAGCCACAGCAACGGCACGCCGTTGGGGCTAATCAGAATCCATTGTTGGGTCAGCTTGTTGATTTTTCTATGAAAAACCAACTCTAAGCCCGTTACCTTGGTAACCTCTTTGACCCATTGCGGTACTTCCGGCACCGGTGCCGGGGGATCAACCGGCTTCGGCCTTAGCCGAGGACGGTTCATCAATACCTGCTTCACAAGCCGGATATCGTAGCCGGTCATCTCGACCAGCTTGTCCCAGTTGCAATCATCGCCTAGCTGCCTAGCAGCGGCCATGATGGCTTGGACGGCTTTGAGGTTAGGGCGAAGTAGGTTACGGGGCATTAGATTCCTACCCATTCTGGGTACATAAGTTCTGGAGCGGACGAATGCCGTGTCCACTGGTTAGGGTAAATTACGTTGCTAGACTTGGAAAACCTAGCTCCCCACCAGCTAAAGGAACTGTTCGCTATGATGTGCGCATCGCACAAACTCATAAGGGCTAACGTGTCCATTGCGTCCATATCCACTACGTGAGTGTTATACGGCCCTCTGGGGATGTAGGCGTAAAGGTTGTCTCGGACGTATTCTACGTCCTCGGTAGCAACAAACACAGAGGTAGGGGAATATTTAGCCATAACTTGCATAGCAAGTTGGTAATAATCTTCGCCAAGTACCCCATGATGGGCGAATGCATTCGGGTTGGTGACGTAGTCGCCTCTTCTGATGTGCATCATCACCGAATAGCCGGGTTTGGATAGACCGGGCTGCCTTTCTAGGTGCATAATTCTGCGGTCGAGCAATCGGCTCAAAAACAAGTCAGCAATTTCATCGGTTACGATGTCTTTGTTCTGGAAGTAGCCGTGGAGAATGTAATCGTCGGAGACGATTCCGTTGCGGTCGATGGAGTTCCACCCTAAACGTGTCGCAGAGGCCGTAGCGGCCCCGCAGACAGCACCAAACGGCTCAAGGGCATAATCACGGGGTGTGATGCCCGGAGTGTTCTTGAGGGCTTCTAGCCACGTAGGATCGCAAATAACATTGTCGATGTTATTTTGCTTGGCAAAATTGAGGGCTGCGGCAAACTGCCACAGTTGATTAGCTAGCCCTCCGATGACTTGCACGTAGACGGTACTCATCTCTTTACCGGCTTCCTCTGCTTCCCCGCCCCTGAGCGGAAACCGCTCATGGCGACCTTGCCCTTGACGACGGCGTCATCGAACTCAGTTTGCCGTCCTTCTTTCTTGATTTTAGCAATCAGGTTGCATTCCTTGCAAGTGCGCTTGTAGTCTAGTTCGGCACGAGCGCCGCATTCGCGGCAACGGGGTATGTTCATACCAGCACCTCGCAAGTCGTTACTCTAAACGTGACCCCGTCTTCTCGCTGCATAAGAAAACCGCCGTTATAGCCAAGATAGCCTATCCAACCGCCAACTAACTTATGCCGTTGTCCGGTGGATCGAGCAACTACTTCCTCACCTTGGAGAGCCCGGCGTGCGTCGTCTAGGGTGGCGGCACGCCACTGTTCGACCTTTTTGATAATAGGGTATTCCGCCAGGTACATCCATTCGGCTTTTTCTACTGTGGGGATGTTTTTCGCGACGATGTTGAGAAAATGCTCATCCGGTGCCGGTTTTCGGTATTCCCCTGTGTATTCGTACCCTGCCGGTAGCTCCGGAAGTTGCATGGCAACTTTAACTGTCCTGCTCATAGTTTTTCCTTGCATTCGGCGTAGAGGAATAGGCCGATAAAAGTCATCACGATAAAAAAGAAAACGGTGTAAAAGATGTCGTAGATCAATTGGGTTTCTCCTCGCCTACCACTATAGCTATTTCCTAATGAATAAAGGGTGGAATTCCTTAAAGAATTTGTAACAAATAAAGGGTGGTATTTGTTACAGGATTCTACTTCTTTTTGAAAGATTCGACGCCGTGTATCTTGCAGTGACAGGGCTTGCACACTACTTGAATGTCTTCCCGCTGCTCTCTGCCTAGAGTTTTGTAGTGGAGATGGTGGCATTGTAGCTGTTCGGTCGTTCCACATACTTCACAACAACCGGCCTCTTCTCGGAATTTCCGAGACAGGGCTTTCCAGGTTGCTGACTTCATGTACTCCCGGTAGCTTGGCGTCTTTTTCTTAGTAGGACGCCGCTTCTTAGGTTTCTTTTTCTTGATGACCGGAGGCTTACCTGCTCTAGTCTTAGCATCCCATTCTATGAAATACTGACCTTTGATCTTGTTGATGTTCTCTTGAAACCATTTCTCAAATGCTGCGGGAAATGTCATGCTGCTAGCTCCGTAATCTCAAACGTAGGAAGCATGTTCGCCTTGGCGAACTGTTTCTTCAATTCGTCTTGTACCGTCTTCTTGAATCGTGCTGGCACGATAAACTCATCGTGAACCGTAACCATAGGCACCTTAGCTAACTTGACGGCTACGCCGTCTACTAGCAACTTAGACTCCCGCGATTGGCAGTTTGTTGCTACTTGTTGGTATCCTACGGCGGCTTTTACATCCCTTAAATACTGGGCTATGCTTGGAAACATTTGGAGAAGGATGTTGTACTCGGTCATACCGAGCATCTGATATCGTCGTTCGAACAAGCATCTGATGAATCCATCCTTTGCTGTCTTCCGGTCTACCCCTAAGCATTCGGCTAGGTACTCATATAGAGTACCGTCAGAGCATAATTGCATCCAGTGATCTAAGTCAGGGGAGGCACCCAGTGCCTCATAGACTAGAGATCCAAGGATCAAGGGTTGGCAGGATTTGATATCGATAGCTATCAAAGGCTCCCGGTGCTGAAGATACATCCTATGTTTGAAGGCGGTGAAGTTGCTGTGGAACCTACCCCACTCGCAGCGGGAAGCATAGTAATCGCCATTGGCGATTCTAGCCCATGAGAAGCCCTGCCAAGCGTTCTCGAAGCCGGGTGCGGCATCTGGGAGGTAGAACTGTCCGAAGTCGCCTACGAGCTTGCTAGAAGCCTTATCGAGGGCATCGAAATCCAGTAGGGATTTCTGCCGATGCTTCCGCTTGAGGCTGTAAAGCTCCGTCTCGCCGGTGCGGTAGGATGCGGCTAGCCGCATCGATTTGGGGAAGACGTTGCCGTCGAAGTTGGAGTAGTGGTCGTTTGCTTCGAAGATGTGGGGGTAGTCGGTGACGGCTGCTCGGCGGACGGCATCCCATGCGGAGCCGAACATAGTTCGGCCTTTAGCATAACTGAATGGAATCCAGTAACCCCGGTCGCGGTATTCCTCTCTGCTGGAGGTGGCGATCATTAGCCAGAAAGAGAGCTGGGCTAACTGGTCGGCATGCCGACCTGAGAATTCCGCACGAGCCGGTATCGGAATCTTGTGTATTTGTTTGGCTTTAGGTATCATAAACCCATCTTGATTTAGGTTGTTTGGGAATCTGAATCGAGCTAGGAATGCCAAAGTTGCGACACTTTGGCATTCTGCATTTACGGGTTAAATTCTACCAGCTTTTCTTAGAGTAGCCGGTTTTCGCGTTTTGGAAAACTGTTTCGTTTACGAAATTTGAAAATTTGCTAAAGAATACCGGGGAGGTATCCACCTCCACACCCACCCTAACCGGGGAGGTATCCACCTCCACACCCACCCTAACCGGGGAGGTATCCACCTCCACACCCACCCTAACCGGCTATCTCCCAAATGTCCCCCACAATTTTCAAATTCCTACACTTTCCCTGGGAATCCAGCACCATTTGCGACGTAACCACACGGTGCGGAACGCACCCTCGGTAACCTCAAATCCCAGCACCCGGCAGCCCCTTCCAGTAGAATTACTTATTCTCAAATAAGGAATTCAAAAGATGGCAGACCGAATCATTACCTGGAGCTTGGCAACACAGTACCGAAACGGATTGTACAACTCCACGTTCCGTTTCGATATGATACAGGCGGCTTTCGACCACATGGCCAAATACTGGCAAGTCTCGTTCCCCCGCGTCTCTCGCGGGGCGAGAGTCTCCATAGTACAGGCCAACACTTCCAAAAACCCCACCTGGGCCGCTTGGACCAGCGGCAATACGATTCATATCTCCCCTACGTTCAATTTCGCACGAGATCCCAGAATTTGTGCTAAGGTCATTCTCCATGAGTTTTGCCATGCCGCCGGGGGCGGCAGTCATTCCAGCAATCCGGCAGCTTTAATGGCTCCAAATGGAGGGACTAGCGATGGATGGGTACAGGATGATCTCCGATGGCTCCGAGCCTATAAACTCCGAGGCGGCCTGCCGCCAGTCGGCTCGTTAAATGAATTTAGGAACGTCACGACAAAAGGACTGGCATCCGCATATGCGGATGAAGTAGAATTGGCTTTTGGTTGTAATCACTGGTCTATTTTCGATTGGTTCAGAAAAGCCCCTTAATTATGAGCATTGCGTTTGTATCGACGTGCAAAAACCGTTGGCAGCATCTAAGAGAGACTCTTCGACAGAATCTTTTAGACAATAAACTAGAAGATACCAAGTTCGTAGTCGTCGATTACAACTCTGCGGATGAGATGGCCTACGAGATCCATAGGGATTATCAAGACGAAATGGCCTCCGGCAAGCTGACTTACTATCGCTATTTTGGCGAGCATCCTTTCCGGATGGCACATGCCAAGAACCTAGCTCACCGTCTCGGCATCCGAGAAGGAGCTAATGTTCTCTGCAACCTGGACGCAGACAACTACACAGGGACCAACTTCGATGCTTACATTCGTAATCATTTCGCTACTGATCGGAGAGTTCTTCTTTGGGCGAATATGGTCAAAGGAGTCATGCCCAAAGGCATCTCGGGGCGAATAGTTTGCTCCAACGACGCATTCCTCCTTGCAGGAGGCTACGATGAGAAATATTCCACATATTCGCCGGATGACAAGGATTTCCGCGCCCGATTGATCCGAATGGAAAATGAGCCCATCGAAATCGATCCTAAGTTCCTTAATGCCATTCGGCATACAGACAAGATGCGGTTCAAAGAATACCCAGAAGCAGCGGATTCAGACGCCGAAGAGTTTTCCATTAGCCAAACTAATAGAGTCGTGAACAACGGCTACTTCGGTTGTGCGATGGTACATCG